ATGTATCAATATAACTTCAACAAATCAAGTACAGGTGCTCCATTTATCACTTTAGATCAAATTGAATCACTGACCGAGCAAATTCTCAATAAATATTGTCCTTCTGCAATTGAAAATTTTGAAGCAGTAGATATTGAGGGACTGGCAGAATTTGATTTAGGGTTTAATGTTGAATATGCCTACTTATCTCATAACGGATGCTATGCAGGGATGATGGTCTTTAATGATGACCAAGTAATACGAACAATGAAAAGCCTGATGCCAAATGTTGAAACTGGACAATGGGAACTAGAATATCTTACAGATAGAGCCAATACTATTCTAATAGATAAGCAATTAGACAATCCAAGAGATAAAGGGTTTAGAAGGTTCACCCTAGCTCATGAATGTGGACATGGGGTCATACATCCGTGTGTATCTTATAGAGATCCAAACCAACTATCTTTTTTTAATGAAGAAGAAAAGCCTGCATCACTTGCTTGTCGAACTGGCGATGTTAATAAAAAGAAAAATAAACGCTGGGGATTTATGGATACAATAGAATGGCAGGCGAATACATTTGCTTCTTGTCTTTTGATGAATAAAAAAGCGATTATAAAGTATTTATACTATCTAGGTTATGATAAGCATATTAAGGATGAAACTTATCTATTTGATTTCGTCATGAAAGTATCAGAGCAATTCCAAGTATCAAAAACAGCAGCATTAGTTCGATTAAAAGTATTAGGCTATGCACCTAATGACTTTGAATTAACAAAAGAACTATATAACGAATTTAGTTTTTAAAATATAGCTTAGCTATATTTTTTTAAGAAAGAAATTAGCAAAGAAGCTAACAAGGAAAGATAAGGAGGTATTATGGAACAAATGGCATGTCCAGTCTGTAAAAAGAGATTTTTTGATGTATCAAGAATTCCTTTAGAGAAAATAGAGATAGCAGCAAAATGTCCACACTGTGGGAAAATCTCAACACTGGAAATATCAAACAAAAATAAGAAAAAACCATACCGAGCAAAGAAGTAAATGTAACTATCAAATAGCCGGATGAGTATTCAAAAGGAAACTCATCTGGCTATTTTTATATTAAGGAGGTGATCCTATAGAAATAAGAAACAAAGAAGGAAAAAGAGTCTGTGATATTAGTGAAGACAAGAAAAAGCTAACTATCAGACGAGGTAAAAGTACAACCATAGCCTATGTAGTTAAAGGCGAAATTAAAATTTTAAATAAGTAAAAGATATCCGCAAGAACGCTAGACGGCAGTCGGAAAACCAAACCATGGTTTTCTATTGCCGTCTTTTTTTGTTTTTACGGATGGCCTTCTTGCGGATCTAGAGATTTTGCAAGGAGGCAAAAGATGGCAAAGAAAAGATATTTAGAAATAAATGGCAAAGAAATCGAAGTTAGTGAAGAAGTCTACAAAGAATATATGAAACCAATCTGGAGAGAAAAAAAGAGAATCCAAAGAGCCTACAAGAATTTAGAAGGGCTACAGGATAAAGAAAGAATTAAAACAGCGGCTGAGAAAAATGGAAACTACGTCCAAGCAGGAAGCTTAGAAACAGGATTTGTCGAAACAAAAGAATATGGTCTTCCCTTATCCCTTGATGTTGCTGAAGAAGAATACGACTTTGAAGTAACTAGCGTTAAAAATACTGAGGACATAGTAACGTACAAACTTCTAGAAGAAGCATTCTTAGAAGTCATTAGTGAATTTTCTGAAAGAGATAAAAAAGTTCTAAAACTACTTTTTCTCTACGAAATGAAAGAAAGAGAAGTCGCAGAAGTAGTAGGAATATCCCAAAAAACAGTTAATAACATCAAAAATAAGCATTTACCAAAGATTCAAGAGAAATTGAGACCTTGGAAAAAATAATTACTCAAAAACTTACTAGATGTCCTAAGGAATATGAGGGAAGAAGTCTTACTCAAATACAAACAGGATGTCCTAAGAAGTATGAGGAGATACAACTTACTCAAAATGAAGGCAAATGTCCTAAGGAGTATGAGAGGAGAAATCTTACTCAAAAATTTAATGAATGTCCCAAGGAATATGAAAGGAGGAACAAAGTGGACTTAGTAAAAAACGAACAGATGGCAGAAAGTTTAATAGCCATCTCAATTGTAGCTAAGAAGATAGCTAAGGAATTAATGCAACCAGAGAAAGGAGAAAAAAGTGTCAAGAATAAAGCTACTAATGGAAATCAAAGAAGATGCAGAGAATCTTGCATCTAGTATAGGTGTCCTTCTAACAGCACTAGAAAGTGATGAGGAACTACCTAAAGAAGAGAAGGTGAAACAAGAAGAAAAGACCTATGAAATTGAAGATGTTAGAAAGATACTAGCCGACAAATCAAGATTAGGCCATACAGCTAAAATAAGAGAACTCTTAGAAAAGTATGGAGCTAAAAAGTTATCTGAGATTGAACCAAGTAACTATAAAGGCTTGGTAGCAGATGTGGAGAAGTTGTAATGGGCGATCATGCTATTTTATCAGCATCATCTTCTAATAGATGGATTCACTGTCCGCCAAGCGTTAGGCTTTCTCAAAAATATGAAGATGAAGTTAGTCCTTATGCACTTGAAGGCACCTCAGCTCATGCCTTAGCAGAATATAAACTAAAGAAGTTATTAGGTTTAGATACTAAAGACCCAACAGAGGATTTGGATTTTTATGATGAAGAAATGGATGAGTTAACTGAAGGATATGCCTCATATGTAACAGAAGTAGTAAGTAGATACGAAAGTCCAGCCGTCTTTGTAGAAGAAAGGCTTGACCTATCAGACTATGTTAAGGAGTCTTTTGGTACAGCTGACTGTGTAGTTGTTGGAGGAAAAGAACTTCATGTAATAGATCTAAAGTATGGTCAAGGAGTTTTAGTAGATGCTAAAGAGAATTCACAACTCATGTTATATGGCCTAGGTGCTCTGACTCTCTTTGATGGAATTTATGATATCGAAAATGTAATACTTCACATCTATCAACCAAGAAGGTGTAATATATCAATTTATGAAATTAAAAAGATAGAACTTTATAAGTGGGGAGAATCTGTACGAGAGATTGCAGAGAAAGCTTACAAAGGAGAAGGAGAATTCTCTTGTGGAGAATGGTGCATCTTCTGCAAAGCTAAGAATAAATGCAGGGAAAGAGCGGAAGAAAACCTAAAACTGGCACAAGAAGAATTTATCCTACCACCAGAACTATCTGATGATGAAATTGAAGAGATTTTACCAAGACTAGACGAAATGGAACAATGGGTCAAAGATATCAAGGCCTATGCTTTAGAAAGAGCAATGAAGGGCCATAGATGGAAGAACCTAAAACTTGTCGAAGGCAGGTCAAATAGAAAATACCGAGATTAAGATGAAGTTGTAAAAAAAGTAAAAGAACTGGGATTTAATCCCTTTGAAGAGAAGTTACTTGGCATCACAGCTATGACTAAGTTACTAGGTAAAAAAGTCTTTGATGAAAATATCGTAGACTTATTAGAAAAACCAAAAGGAAAGTTAACCCTAGTTAGCATTGATGACAAACGAGAGGAAGTAAAAATTGACAATGTTAAAGAAGAATTTGGAGTGGTTAAGGAATGAAAAAAATACCACTTACAAAAGGACTTTATGCATTAGTTGACGATGAAGATTACAAAGAACTATCAAAATATAAGTGGTTTGCCAGCGGTCATCCAGGTCAGTTATATGCCTGTAGACACAATCCAGAGAATAAATCTCGCCATATTAGAATGCATAGGCAAATTCTAAATGCTCCAGAGAATATGGAAGTAGATCATATAAATCTGAATAGATTAGATAATAGACGATCTAATTTGAGGCTAGCAACTAGACAAGAAAATTCTTTTAATAGAAAAAAGTTTAACATGAAATCTCACTCTAGATATAAGGGAGTTACTTTTCATATTAGAGATAGATGTTGGCAAGCGTGCATCAGAATAAATGAAAAGCATATTTATTTAGGCAGTTTTGATAAAGAAGTAGACGCTGCAATGGCGTACAACGAAGCGGCAAAAAAGTATCATGGTAGATTTGCAAAATTAAATATAATTCAGGAGGAAAATTATGCAAAATAAAACAAAAGTAATTACAGGTGAAGTTAGATTATCATATTTTAACGGATGGGAACCAAAGTCAATCAATGGCGGTAAAGAAAGATACTCAGTATCTGTCATTATTCCAAAGAGCGACCAAAAGACAATTGAGAAAATTGAAAAAGCAGTGGATGCTGCTATTGATGAAGGACTTTCTAAATTCAATGGAAAGAAACCAAATAAGAAAGCTATCAAGCTTCCATTAAGAGATGGTGACACAGAAAAAGATGATGAGGCTTATGCAGATGCATATTTCTTAAATGCCAACTCTATGACAGCACCTCAAATTGTGGATAGAAATGTAGAACCTATTCTTGATAGAAGTGAAGTCTACTCAGGGGTTTATGCAAGGGTATCTCTTAACTTCTACGCCTACAATGTAAATGGTAATAAAGGAGTGGCCGTTGGCCTAGGAAATATTCAAAAACTAAGAGATGGTCAACCTCTAGGAAATAGGTCTAATGCAGCAGATGACTTCGATGCGATGGACGATGATGACGAAGATTTCTTAGCATAGGAGGTAGAAATGGACTATTTAATTACAGCGATAGTTTTAGCTATTTGGTCCTTTTTATGGTATAAGCTTGGATTTTTACAAGCTCAGCTAAAAGAACTAGATAGAGATATCAGAAAAATAGAAAAACAAATAAAAGAAGATAGAAAAAATAATTTAGCAGAATTAACAAAGCTTAGTGATAGCTATGAAGATATTGTCCATAGATCTTGAGACCTATTCTTCAGTTGATTTAGGCAAAAGTGGTGTATACAAATATGCCGAGAGTGAGGATTTTGAAATCCTCCTCTTTGCCTATTCTATTGATGATGGAGAAGTTAAGGTCATAGATTTGGCAAGTGGAGAGATTATTCCTGAAGAAATATTATCAGCACTTAGTGATGAAAGTATAGAAAAGTGGGCCTTTAATGCGAACTTTGAAAGGGTGTGTCTATCTAGGTTTTTAGGTAAGAGATTAAAACCTCAAGGTTGGTACTGCACCATGATTTGGTCAGCCTATCTAGGGTTACCTCTATCCCTTGAAAAAGTCGGAGAGGTTTTGAAACTTGATAAGCAAAAGATGAATGAAGGCAAGGCTCTTATAAGATATTTTTCTATTCCTTGTAAGCCTACTAAGACCAATGGTATGAGGACAAGAAATCTACCACATCATGATTTAGAAAAGTGGTCTACCTTTAAAGAATATAACCAAAGAGATGTGGAAACAGAAATGGAGATAAAGAAAAAACTATCAGCCTTTCCTATGCCTCAATCAGAATGGGAAAACTACTGGATAGACCAAAACATCAATGACAGAGGAATCTTAATTGATGAAGTTTTAGTTGATTCAGCTATTAAATTTGATGAAATATTACGAGAAGAAAATATGGACAGAGCCATAGAATTAACTGGTCTTGAAAATCCAAATTCCCCCTTACAGCTAAAAGGATGGCTTAATAAAAAAGGCTTAGAGATAGACTCCTTAGCTAAAAAAGATGTAGAATCTGCTCTTAAAAATACTGAGGGAGATATAAAAGAAGTATTGGAACTTAGACAAGAATTATCTAAGTCTTCAGTTAGAAAATATGATGCTATGAAAAATGTAAAAGGAAAAGATAATCGAGCAAGGGGTCTGATCCAATTTTATGGAGCAAATAGAACTGGAAGGTATTCAGGAAGGCTTATTCAAGTTCAAAACTTAAGGAGAAACAATCTAAAAGATTTAGACCTTGCCAGAAGTCTTATAAAAAATAGAGATTACGAAACTATGGAAATTCTATATGAATCACCATCTGATATTTTATCCCAACTAATAAGGACAGCCTTTATAGCAAAAGAAGGAACTAGGTTTATTATCTCTGACTTTTCAGCAATAGAGGCCCGTGTCCTTGCATGGCTTGCAGGGGAACAATGGGTACTGGATGCCTTTGAAAATGGAGAAGATATCTATTGCAGAACGGCATCGAGGATGTTTGGAGTGCCAGTTGAAAAGCATGGAGTAAACGGACATCTTAGACAAAAAGGAAAGATTGCTACTTTAGCTTGTATTGCTGAAGGTGAGTTAGTTCTTACAGATAAGGGGTTAGTTCCTATAGAAAACCTTACAAAAGCTCATAAATTATGGGATGGAGAAAACTGGGTTTTACATGATGGAGTTATATATAAGGGGATAGGGGAAGTGATTGAATATGACGGGCTTAGAGCAACAAAAGATCATATCGTATGGATCGAGGGGCAAGAAAAGCCAATACAATTTGGAGAAGCTGCCGCCAGCGGAGCACATCTCCTACAATCAGGAGATGGTAGGAGAGCAATACGGGTGGGTGAAGATTATAAGTCCAGAAAAAAGATGGGCGAAAAATTGGAATTCTTGTTATGTCCTAACAAGATGTCAAGGATGTGGAAGCATTCAATGGCAAGACAGGGGAAATTTAACGACAGGAAGATCAAAGGGGTGTCAAGCTTGTTCCCAACCAAGACAAATTCCACGATGGTTGGACAGAAGGCTAACAGCAGCAAAGCAAAGGTGTACCAACCCAAAAGATCCAGAATACAAAAACTATGGAGAAAGAGGAATAAAATTCAAGTTTCCTTCAATTCTAGAGGCAGGTCTTTATTTAATAGAAAGATTTGGATTGCCAAAAAAAGAACTAGAAATAGACAGAATAGACAACAATGGGCATTACGAAAGAGGCAACTTAAGATTTGTAACTCGTATAGAGAATGCTTCGAACAAGAGAAATACTGTATTAACAGAATTTCATCAAAAATACTGGCCTTATGCACGAAGTGTTGTTATAAGGAAACTTTCAAAAGGATTAAGCCGAGACGAAATTATAGAAGATGCAGAATTAGCTGTATTCGAGAAAAGAAAAAATTGGAAAGGTATAGAGGCAAGACTAGACTTTATGATATACGAAATGCCGGAAAGAATAACCGTTTTACCGTATCAGGGAAATTAGTTCACAACTGTGGCTACCAAGGAGCCTTAGGTGCTCTTAAAGCAATGGGTGGTATTGAGATGGGTTTATCTGAAGATGAACTTCAATCAATAGTTGATTCCTGGCGAGAGGCTAATCCAAATATAGTAAGTCTTTGGTGGGACATAGATTCAGTCGTAAAAAGAGTTGTAAAGACTAGAAGTAAAGAAAAATATAAGAGCCTAGTTATTAGCTATGAAAAAGGCATTCTTTTTATAGAACTACCCTCAAAAAGAAGACTTGCTTATCCAAAAGCAAAAATCGGGACGAATCGATTTGGTGGAGAATCAATAGTCTATGAAGGAATCGTAGTAGGAAATAAATGGGACAAGATAGAATCCTACGGAGGAAAATTTGTAGAAAATATAGTTCAAGCAATAGCCAGAGATATTTTAGCAGAGGCTATGATGAGGCTTGAGAAAAAAGGATTTAATATCGTCATGCATATCCATGATGAAGTTGTAATAGAAAGTGATTCATCTAGTATCGAAGAGATAAATGAAATCATGTCCTTAGTACCTAGTTGGGCACCTGGACTTATTCTAGATGCAGATGGGTTTGAAAGTGAATTTTATAAGAAAGATTAATGGAGGGTTATTCATGTTTTATGTTAAAGAAAAAATAAATGATGTCATGGAAGTAAGCATTGAAATAAATGATGAGAATGTCTTTTGCACCTGTCCAAAATGTGGAAAAGAAGTTCGAGTAGAATTAAATAAAGTATTGGAAGATGGCGATTTATTTTCTACTCAAGTTTGCTGTAATACTTGTAGTGAAACAATGAGGGATATTTATGAATAAAGAACTATACAACAGGAATGGGTGCAAGGATTCCACTCCTTATCAAGCAATTAAAAATGCAGAGAAGAGATACTATCCCTTGGTATATATCTGCAGTCCATTTTCTGGAGATGTAGAAAATAATGTAATTAAGGCAAAGATGTACTCTCGATATGCTTTGGATAAAGGAAATATTCCCATAGCACCACATCTTTTATTTCCTCAGTTTATGAGTGATGAAAGCGAGAGAAAACTTGCCATGCATTTTAATTATGTCCTTCTTGGTAAATGTGAAGAAGTCTGGGTTTTTGGTGACTATATAAGCACTGGAATGGCAGAAGAAATAGGAGTTGCTGAGAAGAGAAAAATGAAGATTCGATATATAAAGGAGGTAGCCTAATTGAAGATATACACCTCAAATTTAATAGGAGTGGAGTCAAATTGTGTTTATCCAAATGAGGTTAATGCAGTAGATGTTAGGTCCTTTGAGAAAGCTGCAAGTTTTGACCATGTAATGGCAAAGTATAAAAACTCCTACAGGTCCAACGATAATTTTATAGAGTCAGAATGTGTTCCTATGGATATAGACAACGACCATTCAGAAAATCCAGATGACTGGATTTTAGCTAATGATTTAAAGAGAATATTTGACGGAGTTAAATTTACCATAGTTTATAGCAGAAACCATAGAAAAGAAAAAAATGGAAAAGCTGCAAGACCGAGAATGCACATATATTTTCCAATTCCTAAGGTTATAAATTTAGCTGAATATGTAGGGATAAAAGAAAGGTTATCAGAGACTTATACTTTCTTTGATGGGAATGCCTTAGATGGAGCGAGGTTTTTCTTTGGAGTTAAGAATCCTGCCGTTGAAATAGTTAGGGGAAGGAAATATGTAACAGAAATTCTAAAAGATGACTTTGAGGATTTTGATAATTCTCAAGACTTGATTCAGCAAGGCTCTAGAAATTCAACTATGAACCATTTTGCTGGTAGGGTTCTAATTCGATATGGAAATACAGATGAGGCGAGAGAACTATTCGATAAAAAAGCTAGCCTTTGCTCTCCACCATTAGCAGATGATGAGTTAGAACAAATTTGGAGGTCAGCTTATAAGTTCTATAAAAAGGTAGCAGCAAGTGAAGATTATGTTCCACCTGAAGAATACAATGAAAGATATGAGGAATATAAGCCAGAGAAACTTACAGATATAGCAATGGCTGAAATCTTTACTAAGCACAACAAAGATAAAGCTATCTACACGATATCTCAAGGCTGGCTTTATTGGACGGGAAAGAAATGGGAAGATTCTGAGCTAAAAGTAATGAGTCTTTATATGGAGACTGCCAAAAAAGTTTTAGAAAATGCAAGCATTGAATTTAAAGAGACCTATCAAGAATTAGCAGGTGCTGAAATGATGGGAAATAAGGAAAAAAAGGCACAAGCAAAATTAAAAGTAAATACTGCAAAAGCCTATCTCAATTTTGCTAAAAAGATGAACGACCACGGAAAAGTATCTGGAATATTAAAACTAGCTAAGTCGTTGTTAGAAGTTAAAAATGAAAAACTTGATGCAGATGCTTTTATTTTAAATACACCTGTTGGAGTTATTGATTTAAAAACAAGTGAAATAAAAGAGCATGACCCGTCTTACTACTGCACGAAGATTACTGCCCTAGCTCCAAGCAAGGATAATATGGATATGTGGATAGATACTTTGAGGGATGTAACTGGTGGAGATAATGAGTTTATAAATTTCTTAAAGTTCCATGCAGGGTCGACATTAATAGGTCATGTTTATGAAGAAGCACTCCTTATAGCTTATGGAGATGGAGGAAATGGGAAGTCTACAGTCTTTAATTCAGAGGCTCACGTTCTTGGAGACTATGCAGGTAAAATCCCAGCTGAGTCTTTAACAACAAGAGCAAAGAATGTGAAGGTTGATCTTGCAGAGTTATGTGGTAAGAGATTTATTCTAGCCTCTGAAACAGAAGAGGGTCAAAGACTGTCAAGTTCTATGTTGAAGCAGATAGCAAGTGTTGATGATATTTCAGCAGAAAGAAAATACTATGCACCCTTTTCATTTACGCCAACGCATTCTACTATTCTCTATACAAACCATCTACCAAAGGTGGGATCTAATGATCGAGGAACCTGGAGAAGAATTGTGGTGGCTCCATTTTCTGTCGCCATTAAAAATCCTAAGACAGACTATATAGATAAGCTTATAGAAAAAGCAGGTGGGGCAATTCTACAGTGGATGATTGAAGGAGCAAAAGAATATATAGATGCAGGCTTTAAATATCCAAAGTGTAATGTTGTAGATGATGCTAAAAGATCATATAAAGAAGAAAATGACTGGATAAACCATTTTATTTCAGATAAATGCATAAAAGGAACAAATTATAAAGAAATGAGTGCAAGGTTATATCAAGTTTATCGTGAGTGGGCTGGTTCAAATGGAGAATACATTAGGAATAATAGAGATTTTTCACGAGCCCTTATAGCAGAAGGTTATGAAAAGAAAAGGACAAATAGGGGAATTGAATGGGGCGGTATAACCATCAATGATTTAATGGAGTCGGAAGACGACTTTTTATAAATGCATCTTAGTGTAGCATTTATAGGCTAAATAAAGATGATTGTATAGAAAAAAGTTTTTCTTAATTAATGAAAAGTGCATACACTAAACTACAAAAAGACATGACTATTTACACTTGACTTAACAGCAAAATGGCTTAATATAGACGTTTTGTATGGTGTGAATAGTTATAGCCTACTTTCTTTTATATATTATTTTTATTCTCTCGTGTAAAAGGTTTATATAAAGCTACACTATACAACACTTTAGAAAAAAAGGAGGATTTATGAATTTCTATAATTACATGATGAAAAATCATTTATATGAAAAGTCTCTAAGAGGAGATTTAGCAAGAGATATGAAGGAAGATATAGACTTTCCTAAAAATAAAACAGGGAAATTTAAAGGATGGAAAAGACTGATTAAAAGTTATTTAGAGAGCCAGGGTGCTTGTTATGATTGTATGGTGACTTTTGAGAAAGCGTGGAAGGAGTATGAAAATTGCGAGAGAAAGAGATTGAATCTGCCCTTGTAAAAAGAGTAAAAGAGAATAAGGGTCTTTGTCTTAAATTTACATCTCCTTCAATGACGGGAATACCAGACAGGATAATACTTCTACCTAAAGGAAAGATAGGATTTGTTGAAACAAAAAGACCTGGAGGAGAACCTAGACCAATTCAGAAAAAGAGAATAAGGCAATTTAAAAACTTAGGTTTCAAGGCTTATGTTCTTGATTCAAAAGAAAATATTGATGAAATAATTAAGAGGATTGGAGGTGACTAATTGGAATATACTCCACATAAATATCAAAACTATGCTACTGAATTTATAAAAGAAAATGAAGAATCAGCACTTCTACTTGACATGGGTCTCGGCAAGACGGTCATAAGCTTAACAGCTATAAAAGATTTACTCTTTGATTCTTTTGAAATTTCTAAAGTTCTAATAATAGCGCCATTAAGAGTTGCTAGAGATACATGGAAGGAAGAAATAGAAAAATGGTCTCATCTTGAAATCTTAAAATATTCAGTAGTCATAGGTAGTGAAAAAGAAAGAATAAAAGCATTAAATAAGCAGGCAGATATTTATATAATCAATAGGGAAAATGTAGACTGGCTAATAAATAAGAGCGTACTACCATTTAACTACGACATGATCGTAATTGATGAATTATCATCTTTTAAATCTCATAGGTCAAAGAGGTTTAAAGCCTTGATGAAAGTTAGACCAAAGGTAAAAAGAATAGTTGGTCTTACTGGAACTCCATCATCTAACGGTCTAATGGATTTATGGGCTGAGTTTAGACTGCTTGATATGGGAGAGAGACTTGGAAGATTTATTGGTCAGTACAGAGAAATCTACTTCAAACCAGATAAGAGAAACGGACCAATCATTTATTCCTATAAGCCACTTCCTTTTGCTGAAGATGCAATCTATGAAAAGATATCAGATATCACAGTTTCTATGAAAGCTGAAGACTATCTAAAAATGCCAGAGAAGATAAACAATGAAGTTTTTGTAAATCTATCAGATAAAGAAAGAGATATCTACGAGACCTTAAAAAAAGACTTGGTTGTTAGTATTAAGGATAAAGATATAGATGCAGTCAATGCTGCATCCCTTTCTAATAAGCTACTGCAAATGGCATCAGGTTCTGTTTACGATGAAAATAAAAATATGATTCATATTCATGATAGAAAGCTTGATGCTTTAGAAGATTTAATAGAAGGTGCAAATGGTAAACCTGTTCTAATAGCCTATTGGTATAAGTCAGATTTAAAAAGAATAAAAGACAAGTTTGATGTAATAGAACTTAAGACAAGTGAGGACTTTAAAGAATGGAATCAAGGTAAGATTCCAGTTGCCATTATCCATCCAGCATCTGCTGGTCATGGACTTAACCTACAAGCTGGAGGTTCAACACTTATTTGGTTTTCCCTTACATGGTCCTTAGAACTTTATGAACAAACCAATGCCAGACTTTATAGACAAGGACAGAAAGAAACAGTTGTGATTCATCATATACTGGCAAAAGGAACTATTGATGAAGATGTTATAAAAGCATTAGAAAATAAGAACAAAACACAAGCTGCACTTATAGATGCAGTAAAAGCAAATCTAGAGAGTTGATGTCATAGAATGTCACTATCAAAATTTGCTAAGATTAATACAAGAGTAGAAGTTATATGGATAACTTACCTCAAAAACTTATGGAGGTAAGAAATGAACGCAAAAGAATATTTAAAACAAGCTTTTTATTTAGACAAAAGAATTAACAGTAAGCTAGAGCAAGTTGAAAGTTTAAATGCACTAGCTACAAAAGCTACATCAACCTTATCCGATATGCCTAAGAGTCCTAATAGAGGACCATCAAAACTTGAAGATACTATTGTTAAGATTATTGACCTTCAAGAAGAAATTAATAGGGACATAGATAAGTTGGTGGATTTAAAGAAAGAAATCGTAAGAGCAATAAAAAAGATTGAAGATAAAGAACTTCAAGTCGTTTTAGAAAAAAGATATCTTTGTTTTGAATCTTGGGAGAAGATAGCAGTTGAAATGAATTATGATATTAGACATATTCATAGGCTTCATAATCGAGGATTGAAAGAAATATCCTCTCTGAAATTAAGTGGTCACAAAATGTCATAGAATGTCACTATGGAGTTGTAGTATAGTTAAAATAGCAAAAGAATAATTAAAAGAGCCTTGGAGATTTAATCTTCAGGGCTTTCTTTATGGAGTGATAAAGTGCCAAGAAAACCTAAGAGACCATGTTCACATCCAGGTTGTCCAGAGTTAGTTGATGGACGATTCTGTAAGAAACATGAGAAAGAATACAACAAAAACTATGAAAAATATAAACGAGACCCTAAAACTCACAAGCGTTATGGAAAAGCGTGGAGACTTATAAGAAAAAGATATGTCAGTGAACATCCACTTTGTGAAATGTGTTTAAAAGAAAATAGAATGACAAAGGTAGAGGAAGTACATCACATACTTCCTCTTTCTCGTGGTGGAACTAATGACGAAGATAATCTTATGAGTCTTTGTAAATCTTGTCACTCAAAGATTCATGCTGAGCGTGGAGATAGATTTGGACGAGAAAAGTTTTGAGGGAGGGGGAGTCGTTATCTTAAAAGCTGATTTCCCTACCAACGGTGCCGCCCTCTCACGCACAAAAAAACGGGTTCAAAGGCCCTATTAAAGAAAATAATAAACTAGGAGGTGATACTATCGCTAAAGATGGAACATATAGAGGCGGAAGAAGAGTAAAAGCAGGAGGTAAACCACAGCCTGCTGCTGAAAAAATAGAAAAAGGTAAAAAAGTAGAAATACTAATGAATGATATTCCTACATTTAGTCCAGAAGAAATAGATGCAGTTGACTTACCAGATGGTGCAGTTCTTGATGGAACGGATATGCCGGCTCCTAGTGACTATCTATCTGCAAAGCAAAAGAATGGAATACCACTTGGTGCTGATGAAATATATAAAGAGACTTGGGGTTGGTTAAAACAAAGAAACTGTGAAAATTTAGTAAATCCAAGACTATTAGAATCCTACTCTCAGGCTTTTGCAAGATACATTCAATGTGAAGAGGCAATAAGTCAATTTGGCCTATTAGGCAAGCATCCTACTACGGGAGGAGTTATTGCATCTCCATTTGTACAGATGTCTTCACAGTTTCAAAAGACAGCAAATCTTTTATGGTATGAAATTTATGACATAGTGAAAGAAAACTGCACAGAAGTTTATGAAGACTATGGGGAAGATATGATGGAAAAATTACTAAGGCAAAGGAGGTAATAAATTTGTTTGAAAAAGTAAACCCAAAACATCCAGATAAAATAGCAGATTGTATCGCTGGTGCAATTGTAGATTTAGCATATAAGGAAAAAGAAAATCCTAAAATAGCAGTTGAAGTTTTGCTGGGGCATGGAAATTGTCATGTGATTATAGAAACGGACTGCAATCTAAATAAAAAAGAAATTGAAACAGCGATTAAGAGGATAGCTGGAAATGTCATGGCAGATATTAAAATAGTAGAACAGGATATCCACCTTTCTAAGAATCAAAAAGAAAAGATAAGATGTGGAGACAATGGAATTTTTAAGGGAGTACCCACATCAGATGAAGAAAAGAAACTATCTTTAATTGCTCGTGAAATTTATTCTAATTATCCTTACGATGGAAAATACATTATTGATGGAGATAAACTTATTATTTGTCAGTCAAATGTATCTACAGAAATCTTAAAATCAATTTATCCAAGAGCAATAGTAAATCCATTAGGAGATTGGACTGGAGGGTTTAATGTTGATACTGGAGCAACTAATAGAAAACTCGGCTCAGATATGGGACGAGCAGTAACTGGTGGGGGTCTTCATGGTAAAGACCTATCAAAGGCTGATGTATCAGTAAATATTTACGCCTACTTAAAGGCACAAGAAGAAAATAAAGAGATTGAATTATCCTGTGCAATCGGAGATGAAGCTGTGGATGGCAGACCATATTCAGAAATAGTTGAGATTGCTAGAGATTATATAAATTCTATCGGTGGTTTTGAGGAATTTACTAAGTGGGGGCTTATATGATTACAACAAAAGAAATGAAATTAGTTGATATTGAAAAACTTGTACCTTATGTAAACAATGCAAGAACTCACTCAGCAGACCAGATTAATAAACTACGATCATCAATTCGAGAGTTTGGTTTCATCAATCCTGTAATTATTGATAAGGACTACGGAGTTATTGCAGGCCATGGAAGAATTATGGCAGCAAAGGAAGAGGGAATAAAAGAAGTACCTTGTGTCTTTGCAGACCATCTAAATGAGGCGCAGAAGAAAGCCTATATCTTAGCTGATAACAGAATGGCTCTTGATGCTGGATGGGATGAAGAACTACTAAGAGTAGAAATTGAATCCCTAGAAGATTATGGATTTAATGTAGAGCTTACAGGATTTTCAACTGAAGAATTATCTTCGCTCTTTGACCTTGGTGTAGAGGCTGAAGAAGATGACTTTGATGTTGAAGAAGAACTTAAAAAGCCTATTTTTTCCAAGGAAGGAGATATTTGGACTCTAGGTAGACATAAAGTTATCTGTGGAGATTCTACTCTATGGAATACTTTTGAAAAGTTACTAGGCGAAACTAAGGTCAATTTAGTATGTACCGATGCACCATATTTTGTTGAATTAAAAAATAAATCGGGAACGATTAAAAATGACAACTTAAATGATAAAGAGGCCTATGAATTTTTAATGAAGGTCTTTACAAACTTTAAAGACGCAATGGCTAAGGATGCATCAATTTATGAATTCTATGCAACTATGAAAGCTAGAGTTTTCTATGATGCTTTTGAAGATGCAGGCTTTAAAGTTGGTGCAGGGCTTATTTGGAAAAAACCAAGAGCTCCTTTCATGAGAACAGATTGGAAATTTAATATGGAGCCTATTATCTTTGGTTGGAGAAAAGATGGAAAACATAACTGGTATGGAGATCAAAAACAAACAGCAGTCTTTGAATTCGATGGAATTAAAGATTCAGAAAAAGAAGGATGTGGTCATCCATCATCAAAACCAGTACCACTTATTGCTTATTTAATAAAGCAATCAACTCAAACAAATGGCTTAGTCCTTGATGGATTTTTAGGAAGTGCATCTACATTAATTGCCTGTGAGGAGCTTAATCGAATCTGCTATGGAATAGAAATAGAACCTAAATTTGTTGATGTAGCAGTAAAAAGATATTTAAATTTAGTGGGTAGTGATAAAGATATAAGCCTTTTAAGAGATGGAAAAAAATATAAGTATGAAGATGCTATTAATATGACTTGATATAAATCCTAGATTGAGTGATATATGTATGTGGGGTGATTAGATGATTTCAAGGGAAATTATACAAAAATTGAAAGAGACGTATCCAGTAGGTACAAGAGTAAAACTAATCCAAATGGAAGATGGACAGGCTCCACCAGTTGGAACTTTAGGCACAGTTTATGGGGTAGATGCCCTTGGATCAATCTTAGTAAAATGGGATAATGGTTCGATGTTAAATGTAATTATTAGGGAGGATATTATTGAAAAATCTAAATAAATAACCATACATTGCTTGACTATTCCTCTATTGTACGGGAATATGTGTACAACAAAAGAGGAGGTACAAAAATGAAAAAGATTGAATTGTTAGAAAACATTAAAGAAAAAGAAGAATTCGAAGAAAATAAAATCAGTTACAGATTTTATTGGGCATATAGGGAATCCCAAAGGATAGGGCGATACATCATAAACTTTGATGACATTGGATTTGTAGATAATCACGAAGATATGATAGAGAATCTTGAAAGATTTGGAATACAAGAATTTACAATTTCAGACCAGTCAACAGGTCTTATGAAAGGGTTAAAAAGTTTTAAAAGAAAAGGGTACTTTCCTATAGACTTGATTGAAATAGATACAGGAAGGACTAATTGGAACTTTAAAGAAAACAAAGAAGAAAAAGAATATACACCTGCACTTCTTTTCAAGAGAAATTAAGAATAAAAATAGAGAGTTAAGCAAGATGATTGCTTGACTTATCTCTCGGTGTACGGGAATATGTGTACAACAAAAGAAAAGGAGAGCATTACCATGAAAAAAGACCTTTTAGAAAGATTAGAAGCAGAAGTTAAAGCTTGCAAAAGATACGCAGAAAACTCAATAAAAAAATCAAAAGAAGGCAAGATTGGAGCAGCTATTAACCTTTTAGACATAGCAGGAACAGCAAAGAAATGTGCAGACCAAGTTCATGAAGAACTTTGGAAAGAGTCACAAGGAAACCTAAACGAAGAAGAATTTGAATTATTTTGTGAATCAGAAACACTAGGAAGAGAACTTAAGAAAGCATACAAAGAATTAAACATAGCAAGACAAAGATAAAATAAAAATCCAAATAGAGTTTAGGCTCTATTTGTCGTAGTAGAAGTCACTAGCAAGTGGCTATTTTTTATGCCTATTTTTCAAGGAAGGAGGTCAAATGAAATATAAACCAACAAAATTTATGCTACCTACATCTCACTATGATAAAAACAAGGCAGACTATGCTGTTACTTTTATAGAATGCCTTAAACACACAAAAGGTAGATGGGCAGGTAAAGATTTCAAGCTTATTGACTGGCAAGAAGAAATCATAAGAGACTTATTTGGCATTGTAAAAGATACGGGATATAGACAATTTAATACAGCCTATGTTGAAATACCAAAGAAGATGGGGAAATCTGAACTTGCAGCTGCTGTAGCACTTCTTCTAACTTGTGGTGATGGAGAAGAAAGAGCAGAAGTTTATGGTTGTGCTGCTGATAGGCAACAAGCAACTATCGTCTTTGATGTTGCAGCTGATATGGTAAGGATGAGCCCAGCCTTATCTAAAAGAGTAAAAATTCTAGCATCTCAAAAGAGGATGATATATAAGCCGACTAATTCTTTTTACCAAGTTTTATCTGCAGAGGCTTATTCTAAACACGGATTTAATATTCATGGTGTAGTCTTTGACGAACTTCATACTCAACCTAACAGAAAGTTATTTGATGTTATGACAAAAGGGTCTGGTGATGCGAGAACTCAACCCCTATATTTTCTCATAACAACTGCAGGAACAGATACCAAATCAATCTGCTACGAAACACATCAAAAAGCAGTCGACATACTTGAAGGAAGAAAAACTGATTCAACTTTCTATCCCGTGATTTATGGAGCAGACAGAGAAGATGATTGGACAGATGAAAAAGTATGGCATAAAGCAAATCCTTCTCTTGGAATTACAGTTCCTATAGAAAAAGTAAGACAAGCCTGTGAATCGGCTAAGCAAAATCCAACTGAAGAAAATGCCTTCAGACAGTTAAGATTAAATCAGTGGGTCAAACAAGCAATCAGGTGGATGCCTATGGAAAAATGGGACCTCTGTAATTTTGCTGTTAATGAAGAAGAATTAAAAGGAAGAGTTTGTTATGGAGGTCTTGACCTATCATCTACAACAGATATTACAGCTTTTGTTTTAGTCTTTCCTCCAATAGACGAAGATGATAAGTATCAAATATTACCCTACTTTTGGTTGCCAGAAGACAATCTCGATCTAAGAGTAAAAAGAGACCATGTAAACTATGATCTATGGAAAAAACAAGGCCATATTATGACAACAGAAGGCAATGTAGTCCATTATGGTTTTATAGAAAAATTTATAGAAGACTTAGGTGAGATATATAACATTAGGGAAATTGCCTTTGACAGGTGGGGAGCAGTTCAGATGGTTCAAAACTTAGAAGGCATGGGTTTTACAGTAGTTCCCTTTGGTCAAGGATTTAAAGATATGTCTCCACCAACAAAAGAATTAATGAAGCTAACTCTCGAAAGAAAAATAGCCCATGGAGGTCATCCAGTTCTAAGATGGATGATGGACAATATTTTTATAAGAACTGATCCTGCTGGAAACATCAAGGCAGACAAAGAAAAATCTACAGAAAAGATAGATGGAGTAATTGCTACAATAATGGCTCTAGATAGGGCTATAAGGTGTGGCAATGATACTAGTGAGTCGGTTTATGATGATAGGGGATTGATTATTTTTTAATCTCTCTATTTTTGATTTATCATAGCCAAATTTAGAAAAGTGGCGAGATTTAGAGTTAAGTAAAAATGCACGAAAAAAGCCACCATATAGGTGGCTAGAATATGTATACCAATTGCTTATGAGTGACGATAACACATATCGCTTACCTAGATAATGGCACTTGAATAAGACTTACTGTTGATATAATCATGATACTTTAAAAATAGAAAAAAGTCAAGTTTTATAGGGGAAATTCAAAAATATATTTTAAGATACCATTGTCTCTTAAAGTTTTAAACTCATCTGCGTAATTACCTGTTTTAAGATGAGAATACAAGATATTTGAGAAAACATCAGCGATTTGAATATTTGAGTTATTGGCAGAGTCAAAATATGAAACCGAAAAATTTCCTTGATTAATCCCAGTTATGCAAAGTTCAGTGTTTAAATAGTCCTCAAGAAAGAATCTCGATTCGGTTCTTTCATTTCTTTCATCAAGTTGTAAAAGATGATTCTCACTTGGTATGTAATTATTTCTTATGAAGTAGTCCAGTGATATTTTTAATAGGTAATTGAAAACTCTAGATGTATTTGAACAAAAAGTATCTTTGAGTCTTGAATTGTCAACTTTTAAATAGAAAAGACTGAAGTTGCTTTTTCTGGCAAAGAAGTTTATAAATTTTTGTTTCATGGGTCTATCAAAAGCAGAACCTTTTAACTCATGAAATGATCCATTTAAAAACATTTTTTGCCTATTGTCTATTCTTTTAAGCTCTTCAAGATTAGATGCTACAAAACGTTTATAGGATCTTTTTAGAGTATTAGAATTATCTGGAATAATTAACGTGATAATGAAGTATTCATTTTTAAGTTGATTATTAATTGTTCCTGATTCGTCTATATATATGTTCATAGTTTGTCCTTCCAGTAAATATATTAACATTATATCACAAATGATTAAAATTTTAGGAGGTGGTAATATAAACATTTTAAATTTAATATTTAAGTCGCGAGACAAACCTAAAGACGGGGAGAGGATATCTTCATCGTCTTTTTTATTTGGGAGAACAACAGCAGGAAGGAATGTCAA